CATACATTCCTACTCCTCAAAAGTCATGGCAAGTTACGGTTACAACAGGGTTTAGTCAGACAATTCCTGATGGTATCACGATCGCCATTTTCAACAGTGCAATCGCCTTATTGGCAGGGACAATCATCCTTCCGGCAAACCCTTTGGACGGTCAGCCTTTGACGATTATTGCCCAAAAAGGCATTGTCGCTGCTGTCGTTCAGGCTAATACCGGACAAACACAGGCAGGACCCGCTATTTCAGCAGCTGGTGTCTATGTCCCAATCAGGTTTAAATATTCCGCTATCAACCAGACGTGGTACCCCAACTAATGTCAACTACAAAAATTCCAAAGGTACAGTTAGACGCAACGCTTGTTGACACAACAACGTCGCAAACCTTAACGAGTAAAAGCTTAAGCGGTACAGTTGTCATCGACATGGCTAATGCCTCCGCTATCCGCACGACAACAACAGCAACAAATACATATGATCTTTCTGCTTACGAGACTACAGGACCAGCCTATGTGCCTATGTTCCGTTTAACAGCAGGGACGACAGCAGCCGGGGATCTTGCTTCCCGCGTTACCATTGGTGGCGCTGCTATTTATCGTGTTGGTGGTACTGACGTATCTGTTCCTGACGGTGGGACAGGTGTTTCAACACTTACGGGTATCGTTAAAGGTAATGGCACATCCGCCTTCACTGCTGCCGTGGCAGGAACAGACTATCAAGCACCTATTACTTTAACCACCACTGGTACGAGTGGGGCCGCAACCTTAATCTCCAATACGCTTAATATCCCGAACTATGCAACTGGTTCAGGGACAGTTACGAGCGTCTCTGTTGTAACTGCCAACGGTTTTGCCGGGACAGTAGCTACCAACACAACAACTCCAGCCATTACGTTAACGACAAGTGTTACCGGCTTGCTAAAAGGCAATGGCACAGCGATTAGTGCCGCAACAGTAGGGACTGATTATTCGGTCGGTACTTCTGCCTTGGCAACGGGTATTTTGAAATCAACCACAACGACAGGTGCCTTAAGTATTGCAGTCGCTGGTGATTTTCCAACGCTTAACCAGAATACGACCGGCACCGCTGCTAATGTGACCGGTATTGTACTGGGTGTAAACGGTGGGACCGGGGTGGCAAACTCTGGCAAGACAATCACTTTAGGCGGTAATTTAACCACTTCCGGCGCTTTTGCCTCCACATTCACCATGTCTGCTACGACGACGGTGACTTTCCCAACGACAGGAACACTAGCAACTTTAGCAGGTACAGAAACCCTAACGAACAAAACCCTAACGTCCCCAATCCTGACAACTCCTGCATTGGGTACACCTGCATCAGGCGTTGCTACAAACCTGACAGGGACTGCCGCAGGACTTACGGCTGGAACGGTTACAACTAATGCTAACCTGACTGGAGCTGTTACGTCATCCGGTAATGCCACATCCTTAGGGTCATTCACTTCTGCTCAACTTGCCACGGCTTTGACAGATGAAACAGGGACAGGGGCTAATGTATTTGCAACTTCACCGACATTGGTGACACCTGTTCTTGGGGCAGCTACGGCAACAACGATTAACGGGGCAGCGCTCGACAATCTTGCATGGACTTCCTATACCCCTACAATTACAGCACAAACCGGCACCATTACGACTTCATCAGGTACAGCCCGTTATAAGCAAATCGGCAAAACAATATTTCTGACTATGGATATTACCATCACAACGGCAGGGACTGGCTCGGGTAGTTTGGTTTTATCCTTACCAACGACGGCTTTTTCTGCGATGTATGTCGGTTCTGTATATGAATACCAGCAAAGCGGTAAATCCGGTGCTTCCTTCATTTTCACAGGTGGCGCAACGACATTATCCATACGTGATTCCACAAACGGTACTTATATCATTACCGGAAATAAAATGATTGTTAGTATAACCTACGAAGCCGCATAATGTTTAGTGCTTTTCAGTCAAACTCATACCAGCGCAATGCTTACCAGATTAATGATAGCGGACCGGTAACTGTAGGGCCTGCCGGTGGAAGACCTGACCATTCTTCCTCTTATCACTTATCAAAACATGCTTGGGAAGTTAAGGAATACAACCGTATTCAGGCTGAAAAAAGACAGGCTGAAACTGATCTTGCGCTAAAAGAACGTGAGATTGAAGCGTTAGAGGTCAAACGACTTCGTGCTAAGGCTTTATCCGATCAGGATATGCAACGTCAGTTAATGGCTCTTTTTGTCGAAGCACAAGCTTTGGAACAGGAAAGATTGCGCCTTGAACTGATGATCAAACGGTTTATGATGGAACAGGATGATATTATGGTCATTTTAATGTGTTTGCCTTTTGCTTAAAAAGACCTATTGACCACTATGAATATATCATGTTATCTTTTGAACTAAGTTCAACACAACGTAATTCCCCTTAGGAGGGTGGCATAATGAACGAAACTGACAACGGTACGCCGGATCAGATTGAAGATATTCAAACCAATGAGGTTGATGGGACCGTTCAGGAAGCTGAACAACCGGAAATCACAGAGGAAAAACCGGAGGGTGATAAGCCTGAAGGTGACAGCAGTGAAAAGAAACGGAACCGCCCTCCTAGAGATGAGCGTGAGAAAACCCGGCTGTTGAACAGGATTGCTGAATTAGAAGCAAACCAATCAAAAAGCAACGGTAGCCCTCCACAGGATGACGAAGAACCAAAAATCGAAGATTTTGAAGATGCTATTGAATGGGCTAAGGCTCAAGCGAAATATGAGGCTAAACAAGCTGTAAAAGGCTATAAAGCCGAACAATCGAAAGCCGCCGAACAAGCGCAACTTCAAGAAATAATCGAAGATCATATAGATCGTGAAACAGAATACGCGGAAACAGTGCCAGACTATGAGGAGAAGGTTACAAGCCTTTTACAATCCGGTCTGGTTACCCCTGAAATTCAGGTAGCGGTTTTACATTCTGAAATGAGCCCACAGCTTGCTTATTATTTCGCAAACTATACTGACGGTCAAAGCGACCTGATGGCGTTACAAGCGATTAAGAACAATCCTGCGGCCTTAAGACAGGCGATTACCAAGATTGAGGCCTACGTCAAGGAAAATTCCAACAAAGTCACTGCGGTCAAGACAACACAAGCCGCAGCCCCAATTAATCCACCTAAGTCAAACGCTGGTGGTTCAACGAAAGACGTAACTAAACTATCTTTCCAAGAATTTGTTAACAAAGCTGCTCCTATTAAATAGGCGTCATTAACATCCTGTTGATGGCGCACCACAACAGGAGATTGCCCGAATGGCAAACAATATCCCGCTAAATACCGCGGTTGCGAACCGAGCGTTGCAGGTCTTGCGTATGCAGACCCCGTTCATCAAAAACGTCAACCGTGACTATCAAGACGATATTTCCGAATCCCAGCGTAAGCAGGGCGGCATTATCAACATTAAAAAACCACCTCGCGTAAAAGGCCGCCGCGGCGAACTGTTCAAAGCAGAATCCGTTGTCATGCCAACCATCTCGACACAGTTGCAACAATCAGGTCAGGATTTCGCATTCTCCCTGACTGATCTTCAGTTGTCCGTTGACGGTGTTATGAACGGTGGTGCTGATACCTTCCTGAAGGCTGCAATGGGTTCCATTGTTAGCTTGATTGAAGCTGATGGTACTGCTTTGTATAAACAAGTCGGTACGTCTTTCGGTTCAACATCCGTTCAACCAACTGACACTAATGCCTTCTACACTGCTGGCGCTTATATCCGCTCACAAGGCGGTACGGCAATGAATAAGGTCGCTTTGCTTGACCCATTCGTTAACGGTGCATTGGCTTCAACCCTGAAGCTGGTTTATAACCCACAAAAAGAAATCAGTGACACTTACACCACTGGTATGCTTGGTCAAGGTTATGGCTATGACTTCTATGAAGACGCCTTCATTCAGACCCACACTGCCGGTGTTTACACTGGTACACCAATCGTCACGACCGCATCGGGTAACACCGTTGTAACGTCAGGTTGGGGTGTTGGTTCTATCCTGAACGCTGGTGATACCTTCACTTTGGCTGGTGTTTACTCGATCAACCCGCAAACCCGTCAATCGACAGGTCGTCTGGCATTCTTCTCGGTTGCCACAACTGCCGTTGCTGATGGTTCCGGTAACATGATCATCACGACTGTCTCGCCTCTGACACCTGCTAACGTAGACCAAAACCAGTTCGCTACCGTATCGTCACTTCCGGCTGCTTCTGCTCCGTTGGTTGTTACTTCCGGTACATCGGGTGCTATCTCCAAGCAATCTCTGTTGTTCGATCCAAGCGCATTTACGTTCGCTTGTGTTCCTATGGCGAAGGTTCCTGAAGGTCGCGGCGCTACATCGACAACTGCTTCTGATAAAGATAGCGGCCTGTCGATCACTATGACGCAGTGGTATGACGGTGATACAAACCAAGCCAAGACACGTTTCGACGTATTGTACGCTTGGTTGGCTACGTATCCTGAATTGGCCGCCCGTTACCAATCTCCAGCATCTTAATTTGAAAGGAATTTAAATTATGGCTATCGGAACTAATGCCGTTAAAATCGGCAACCTTATCAACAGCCCGAATGGTTTGCCAGACGGATCGGTACTTTCTACCGCATCCAGCGCGACTGTAGCGGCTGCTGGTACAACTCAAGCAACTGCAACCCCTATCAATACGCAGTTGGTCATCATCACGAATAACACTGCTGCAAATGGTGTTATTCTTCCAGTTGGTGTCAAGAATCAGGAAATCATCGTATTTCCACAGCTTGCAACCAACGCGCCTAAAGTCTATCCACCAGTCGGCGGTACGATTAACGGTTCACCTGGTCCAAACGCTGTCAACGCAAGTGTTGCTGCTACAGCCCAGACCAAGACCGCTTATTACTGCATCGACGATACCGGTCTAAACTGGATTTAACTAATCAAGGGAGCAGGGAAACTTGCTCCCCTTCACCACTTTTAGGAGACCATCATGGTTAATAAAAAAGAAGCGGAAGAAGCTGTAAAAGCCGCCTTCCAAAACGAAGACCGCCCGACTCTGGGTGATAACGTACATACATCTGAAGCTGTTCTGTCACATAACTGGCAAGAAGGTTCCCCGGCTGTTGATATGCGTTATGCCGGTGTCGCCAACAGCGCCGTTAATGTTGTTAGCGCTAACCTAGCTGCTAAAGAAGTCAAAGAAGAAGAAAAAGCCAAGCCTATTTCACAAGCTGAATACGACCGCCGTATCGGTTTGGATGTGAGCGACCCTGCTTATATCAATGAATCTTTAGGTCACGTAAAGGTTAAATAATGGCTGATACAGCACTCACGATCATCACGGATGCCCTCCTTGATCTCGGTGTGTTGGCCGATGAAGAAACCCCTTCTGCGTCACAAACGCAGGGGGGGCTTCGTAAACTAAATAATCTAATCGATAGCTGGAATTTAAAGAGCCTCAATGTTTACGGGGCTATGCCAGTTGTAACGCCTTTAATCGCTAATCAGGGCATTTATACTTTAACACAGACTGGAGCAGTTCAATCCGCTTATGTTCGTGATAACTCCCAGCCTGCAACACAGGTCATGGATATTCCGATTACGGTTTATAGTGATGAGCAATGGCAGGATGTCGCCTTCAAAGGTATGATGGCCAATTACCCTTATTTTGGTGTGTGGGTTAATAATAACGGACTTAACCAACAGGTTTACGTCAACCCTATTCCTAGCGCCTCTAATTATTCACTGGTTTTGTGGATTTCGTCTTTGCTTGCTAATCTGGCTTTAAATGACACAATTGTATTCGCCCCGGGCTATAAACGAGCCTTGACGCTTGGTCTGCAAATGGAACTTGCACCGTCTTATGGTGTCGAGATAAGCCAGATTACCAATCGTAACTTCCAGGATGCGCTAGATGCTATCCGTACAAGAAACGTCGATATTACACCTATCAAATCAGCATTAGATCATGGGTACTGGAGTTATCGTACCGGAATGTGGATGAACCGATGAGAGTAGGTGTAGCCGGTGGATCATCACAACAACGCTCTAAACCGTTTAACGACGAAAGAAGCGTCAATCTCTTTCCTGTGGTAGACCAGAACGGCAAAGATGGCGTAGCGATGTATGCAAGACCGGGTAACGCCCTGTTAGGATCGGCTGGTAACGGTCCGGGGCGTGGTGCTTATACGGCTTCAAATGGCCGGGCGTTCTTTGTGAGCGCATTGAACCTTTATGAGTTACTGGCAGATAATACGATCGTTTCACGTGGATCACTAAGTAATTCTGACTTTCTGGTTACAATGGATGAAAACGGCCTACAACTTGCCGTATGTGATGGTATTTCGCTCTATATCTTTACCTATGCAACAAATGCTTTTCAAAAGGTGGTTACTGCCAATCTTCCATCAGCGGCAACTGTTACGTTCCTTGGTGGGTATTTTGTCGTAAACAGGTCTTTTACCTCCGGTATCTTTCAGATTTCGGCCCTATATGACGGATTGACATGGGCGGCGCTGGACTTTGCAACTGCCGAATCCTCTCCTGACAGCCTCTTATGTGTTAAGAATATCGCCGGGCAGTTAGCCTTGATAGGTACAAAATCAACAGAGTTCTACTCCAATACGGGTGCTGCCAAGTTCCCCTTTACCCGGGTTAACGGTGCGACGATTTCGACAGGTACGATTTCAGCGTTTTCAGTTCTTTCCCTCGATAACTCGATGTTTCTCGTAGGACGTGATGATAATGGTTATGGGATTGTCTACCGGATGCAGGGCTTTAATCCGAGGCGTATTTCGACAGAAGCGATTGAACTGAAGATACAGGCTGCACCATTTCCACAGAATTTAAGATCATGGGCATATCAGGAGGATGGTCATACATTTTTTGTCCTGACCAGTGGAGGAATGGAAACAACGCTTGTTTTCGATCTTTCAACAAATATCTGGCATGAACGCGCTTTCCTGAATAGTGAAGGTAACTACGAGGTTGAACTTGCTGCCTGTGGGACGTTTGCTTTTAATAAGACAATTACCATCGACCGTTCCAGCGGGAATATCTATGAACAGTCACTGAAATACAGTAACGATAACGGGGAAGAAATTGCCTGTGACCGCATCTTCACCCATATTCAGAACGAGAACCAACGCGCGATTTATAACAGCCTTACGGTAGGCTTTGAGACTGGTTTAGGTACTCAAACAGGTCAG